AGCCATAATATCATATGGATTCATCACTACACCAGTAAAGCATTTAAATATAAAATTATATGCACCTTCATATTCACCAGGGATATAATACATACGACTCAAGTCTTTTGTTTGAGGATCACCGATATCACCTAACTCTTTGTTTAGTGCAAACCAGAAATGTTTGATCTTATCTTTAGGAACATCTTCACTCAGTTGAAATACTATCCTGAACTTAGGATGTTCTTTGGTGGATGAGGCAGTAGAATATACGATGTGATTCCATTGACCGTAGTTGTCAAGCAATTCTTTCTCAAGATCTCCATCAAATATATGTTCATCTACATCTACTGCACACCAGCCAGCCCAACATATCACACTAGCATTAGAACGAGTTGTATCCTCTTCATATATTGCTGGTGATATTAGCTGAGCAGACTTCTTATCTTTGCGTGGTAGGGCAGCCAAGTCAAAGAACAGTTTCTCAAATGAAGCGTCATCATTAAAGTCTACTCGCTTATGGGTCTTATTATCAAAGACCGATTTAAATAACGTAAGAGATTTCAAACAGTAACTCTCTCTATATTACCAGCCTTCCAAGCTGCGAAGAGTTTAGCATATTTTACATGCTCTTCCATTGTAATCTTATGGACGTTTGTCTCTTTATACATTTGTAACCACATGTCATACGTAATATCTTCTTTAATTATCTTCATTCTTATCTCCATAAAGTCTAATGTATTCAGAATCTTTGGTAAAGTCAATCTTAGTACCATCTTGATACTCAGTAGGATGTTCAAGCTTCTCGTAATGTAAACCGTCATTGCCATTTTGACCAATGATATCCATACGTGAATTCCAATTAGATTTGATTTCAGTTGTTCCTAAATCTAATCCTTCTATCTTGCATTCCATTTTTGCATCAAAGATTGCAGAATCAAAGCTTGAAGGTATAACACCATGGTTACCATCATGTGATGGAGCTGTCCATCCTTCTGGCTTAATTAGATCTGGTAGACCTAATGGATTTGGTCTTGATTCTTTTACACCAACTTCCTTTGCCATATTTGCAGCGAGCACAGCATCCCACGCTTGCATTGAATTAATACCCATGGCATCTAATGTGCCAATAGCAACAACACATAAATCAATAAGACCATCTACGATCTCTTCAGCATCTTCTGTAGCCATAGCTTCACGTGTTTCATCATACTCTTCCTTGATGAAGTTTAATCTAAACTCAATGAACTTCTTAAGCTGGAATGGTGTTGCTGTTTTAATCCACTTATGTACACCATATTTCTGATGCATTAAATTAATATCACTTACCCAATTTGTACTCATACGTCTCCTTTATTAACTTGTAATACTATTATATCACACAATTGCTTAATGTACATACCTAAACAAAGAATGATTCTAACGATATAGTTCTTTCACTTTCCCATCCAACTGCTTCTAACACAGGCTCAATAGCACCAATGAATGTCTTTTCGAACTGCAGATTATAGTCTACATATTTCTCAAGACCGAATTGCCTTGGCATATAATCAACAAATGCAATAACATTCTCTTTGATAGGATTTGGTTTGACCAGATAGGTGAACTTAACTTTATCACCACTAGTTATCTTTTGTATATTTTTACCAAGCTTCTTGCTAGTAACTAAATTGTTATGGAGGATTGCTCCACGAATATGGATAGGTGTACCTTTCTTATATACAAGTTCTCTGTCAGTCCACTTGTTTAGGTTATTCACACCACGAGGAAAGCTAACCTCTTCAGCAGATGCACTCTTGAATGCAATCTTAAAGTTTGCTATGTCTGCTTGTACGGTTTCCTCATCGGTATCTATGATCCTTTTGAATATATCTTTTAATGCTTGTCTGCATATAGCAGGAGTAGATGATTTGATTGCCTCAATACCCATGATCTTTAACTTAGGTTTAGCATATCGAACACCTTCATTGTCATGTACGTTTAATATGTATCTCTTCTTAGCTGTCCATATACCACGGTTAGCAATAACCTCACGACCCATAACCATCTTGTTCTCAATACCACCAAGGGTATTATATAACTCATCATAACATTTAGCTAGTGCACCTTCAAGTGCAGTCGAACACATCTTATCAAGGAAGTCTACAGGGTTTGCTGGTCCAAGACGTTTAACAAATTCATCAAGGGTAACATAGACCGAGTCTGTATCAATAGCAACAACATAATCTTTCTTGGTTTGCAATGTTTTGTTTAAGAAATCATTAAGGTTATTCTCTGCCCAACGAATAGTTGCTTGACCAGTAAGAGTGATACCTTCAGCAATACGCATGTCAAAGTATCTAAACCATTTATTACCCATTGCACCATACAAAGAATTCAATAGGATCTTTAATGCCATCTGTTGGTTCTTGGCAATGGCAATACGTTTCTCTAGACCATACACCTCTGACTTAGTAGCGGTAAGCTCTAACTCTTGTTCAGCTGCAAGCTGTGACTTCTTATATCCTACACGTTCATTATAGATCTGTTGAATGATCTCAGGCAATACGCCAAGCTTGGTTGTATCAAATCTTGTACCATTAACAGCTAAGGCTGTACCTGCCTTTGTATTCTTTACATCACCTCGAAGAACTGATTCGACATTTACTCCAGGCTCATCATCAAGAAGGATAGTCTCAGGAGACATATTGTATTGCATAATGATTGAAGGATATAGAGAGTTTAAGTCAAACGAACATATCCAGTCATGCATACCTACTTGAGGTTCTTTAACGTAACCACCAGGATAGGCACCTTTAAATGATTCAGAGTTCATAGGAACGGCAATACGTTTAGCATGTAAGTCTCTATAGATCAGTGAATCCCATATAGCCACAGTGCCTAACACTTGCTCATAGTTAACACCACCTTTATATGCCATGGTTAGGCACAAGGTAATAAGACCGAGCTTATCTTCCATACGATCTATCAACTCAACGTCTTTAATGTTATAGTCAATAAACTTTTGATAGTCATTGTCGTGTAATTCATTTAGGTCAGAGGCTTCACCGAAGTCAAGCTTCTTCTCACCGAGTACAACACTTGCAATATGGTCAAGCTTATATGATTCTTGTGGACCATACGAGTAACCGAACTTCTTAAAGATTGCCATATAATCTAAGATAGCAATACCTTTTAATTCATACTTGATTGTGGATTGACCGAAGCCTGTATGTGTCTCACGCTCATCAACCATTTTCCATGGAGACAAACGCTTCATGGTTTGCTCGCCATTGATCTTAGCAATACGATTGACAAGGTATGGTATATCAAAGAACTCTACGTTCCAACCAGTGATAACATCAGGTCCTGTTTGATTCATATGGTAGACAAACTTGTGTAAGAGCTCATGCTCATCAGCACACTTGATATAACGAACCTCATGGGTTTGCATCAATGCTTTGTCTACATCATAATCACCACAGCCGAATGTGTAATAGACGTCATCTATATTATTCTTTACGGTAATTGCAGTAACCTCTTGGTCAGCAAGAGAAGGCTCAGGGAAACCATCGCCGAACTTACATTCTATATCTAGTGAGGTAACATTAATCATATTACGATCCCATTTAATATTACCAGGGAACTGCTCATTAAGATACTGTACTACATAGTTTGTGTTACCATATACTTTGAAGTTAGGCACATCACTATATGATTTCATAAAGTCGGTACCTTCACCCATAGATCCGAAGACAATAGGCTCAACGGAAGTACCGTCTAAGGCATTCCAATCGTGTGCATTATTACCTTTATTGGTAACGTATAGGGTTGGTTTAAAGGGAACGGTGAAGGAGACTTTCTTACCTTGCTCGTAACCCATGTATTTTATTACCTTACCATGACGGAAGGCGGATGTGTAAAAAGTGTTATTCATGTATGTATTATAACACGAATAACACTAAATGTACATATGCTTATATTAATATTTCTGGTGTCTCGTTTAGTTGAATTTGATTTGTGCCTTCAAGCATTGATTTGTATCGAGTTGATAATTCTATTGTTGGTTTAAGATTAAACAGAATATGTTCTTTCTTAATTACCAGTGTATCTAATTCGCAATAAGGCAAATAAGGCATGAAGCCTAGTGAATCTTTAGTTGGAATTAAAGCGACTGGATCTTTTACTGTTAGTGTTAAACCTGATTCATTTACTACATACACTAATATTTCTTCGCCCGAAGTTAATCGGAGTAATTTAATTTGACTCATTATCTATGTTCCTTTGGTTGTTTGTTAATATAATCTTTGACTGCACATTTGATTGCATCCTCTGCTAGTACACTACAATGTATCTTTACTGGTGGCAAGTTGAGTTCTTCAACAATAGAAGTATTTTTTATTTCTTGTACTTCTTTTACTGTCATACCCTTTACCCATTCAGTTAATAGTGAGCTAGAAGCGATTGCTGATCCACAGCCATACGTTTTAAATTTGGCATCAGTAACAACGTCATCTTCTATTCTTATTTGAAGACGCATTACATCGCCGCAGGCAGGAGCACCTACCATACCAGTTCCTACATTAGGATCGTGTTGATCCATAACTCCCACATTGCGTGGATTATTATAGTGATCTAAAACTTGGTCTGAATATGCCATATGCTCCTTAGTTAATTTAATCTAACAGCGCTTGTGCTGCTTTGTTTAGTTTCCCTAGATTAATTGTTTGAGGCTTATCCTCTTCTGGAATGTTATTTTCCAGAGCAATGACAAGCAAACCATCTACGATATCTGCACCAATAACACTTACGGTGTCAGCTATAGTAAATTGTCTTTCAAACCCTCTTGAAGAGATTCCACGATGTGCGTACTCTCTGTCTTTATTGGCAGTTGGTCTATTACCAGTTACCGTTAAAACTCCTTTCTCAAGAGTTAAGTCTATATCATCTTTACTGAATCCTGCAACAGCGATCTCAATAAGAAAATGACCATCTTCTTTTCGAATAACATTATACGGTGGATACCCAGTACTACGTGCTTCGGTAGTTCCGTTGAATGGTACGGTTGATAGTGTTTCGAATAGTTGATCAAAGCCAAGGAACGTATCCCTTGGGAAGTTAAATGCTAAGTTTGACATAATTGTCCTCCTATATTATAGCAAGGTTATAAAATGAATACCCTTTCGGCATACTCACTTTTATTTATACAGGTTTTATTTAATACCTATATTATATTTTGGACATAATTCCCATTCGGATTTGTCCTTGTGACTAATAATTTTAATTTGGTTTAGTGATGCTGT